GGGCGTTTTAAGTAACATGCTTGATAATGTCTGTTTTAGTCCAATTTCTGTATTTGATAAACATAAGACTCTTGATAAATCGCCTTTATACATTTATTACGAGGATAATAAAGAGTATGTTAATCAAATTTGGGAAAGTAAAGGATTATAACAAATAATTTAATTAATTTGGTTATTTAAAATAAATATTGTATCTTTACGGCTTAAAGTTTCGCTTCGACAATTTGAAACTAAAAGATATTAGCCCGTTTATATGGAGTAATGAGGTCGAAGCCATTACAGAAGTATATTCGGGCATTTTTATTTTAAACCAAAATGCCAAAAAAAGTAACAACAGAGGATTTTATAAAGAAAGCCTTAGAAGTCCATGGAGAAAAATACGATTATAGTAAAACAGTTTATACAAAAGCTAGAGAGCTCGTAACTATAACCTGTTATGTACATGGTGATTTTTCTCAGAGAGCTAGAACCCACATTACAAATAAGTCAGGATGCCCTACCTGTGGGGTAACTAGAGATAATTGGACTAAAGAGAAATTTATAGAGGAGCTTGAAAATAGGTGTGGGGTATTACCGTATGCTGTAATAGGTGACTATAAAGGAACTGATAATAAAATACTAACAAAAAACAAATTTGGGATTTGTTATTCTATAGCTAATAACCTTTTAAAAGGAGTTGTACCAGGTGTAGAATCTGCAATTGATAAAACACAATATTGGATAAATAGTGCTATAAATGTACACGGAAATAGATTTGATTATTCAAAAGTTATATATGAACATTCCGATAGTGAACTTAAAATTATCTGTAAAAAACACGGAGAGTTTAAACAAATAGCAAGGTCTCACTTAGCAGGAGCAGGGTGTAGGATTTGTAATTCAGAACATAAAGGAGAAGTACCTAATGGTTGGAGATACACACATTGGGAGAAAGCAGGTAATATCAGTAAAAACTTTGACTCTTTTAAAGTTTATGTTATTAGATGTTGGAATGAGGAAGAGGAGTTTTATAAAATTGGTAAAACTTATTTAAAAACAAATCAACGTTTTAAAAGTAATAAGTCCTTACCTTATAACTATGAAATACTAAAAGAAATATCTCTTGAAAATGCAAGAGATATTTGTGAGCTAGAGGAAATATTAAAAAATTGTAATAAAGATAACAAGTATACCCCAAAAAATATTTTTGGAGGTAGGTATGAGTGTTTTAAAGAGTTAGATATGTCTTGCTTTGAAGAATATAAAATAGAAATAACAGATTAAATTATGCCAATACAACCACTTAAAGAAGTATTAACAGAATCACTAGTTACCCTTAATAAGTATCAAACAGGTCAAGTAAAGCAGGTAAAAACTAATCGTCCTTGGTTGGACGCACAGGGAGGTATTACTCCAAAAACATTTATAACTATTTTCGGAGCTAGTTTTGGAGGTAAAAGTACAGAATTAGAAAACCTTAAAATGGATATAATGGATGTTAACATTAATCCTGAAGCTGTAGATTATGTTTGGGTTTCTAATAGCTTTGAGATGACAAATTTCGCAACTACTCTTAGAGACATTAAAAAACTGACAAAAAAACAATTTAAAGATATCTTAAATAACCCTTTTACAGAAGATGAAAAAGAAGTGTTAAAAAGATATAGAGAGACTAAGTTTGACGGTAGGTTTTTTGTTAATCAAACTCCTTTATCAGCAGAAGAGTTTTTAAAAGAAACAGAGGAATTTTTAAAACAACACACTGATAAAAAGTTAGTAACACTAGATTTAGACCACGCTGGTCTTTTGAAAGCTAAAAATGATAATAAGAAGTTAGCTATTGATGATATGGTAGAAGGCTTAAACATGTTAAAAAACAGATATGAAAATTTTGCAATAGTTTTATTAACGCAGGCTAACAGAGGGGTATTATCCAGACTGAAAGAAAAATCTAATGAAAGTAGGTTAAGAAGAGATGATATATATATGAGTGACACCCTTTATCACATCTCAGACTTTGTTTATGGATTACAAAATGCAAATTATTTAGGTATTGACCAATATGCTCTTATAAAACCTGATAAATATCCACACTTATCACATAGGTTTACTGAAGAAAATAAACATGGTAAAGTTAGTTTGTTCACAGAAGGATGTATCTTTGTTGAAGTTTTAAAAGACAGAAGTGCGGATATAGGTTATGTTGATTTATATACAATTGAAGTAAAGGATTTTGAAAAACCTAAAACTTCAGCCCCTTCTTTCACATCAGCTCCAATCTTTAACACTACTCCCGTATTTGAAAACGAATTTGCTAAAGAAAAATCAGTAGATGAGATAGTAAAGCCTGTTAGTTTTGCTAATATTTCAGATGCTTTTGATAGTCCTGATTTAGGAGGAGACCCTCCTTTTTAGAATGATTTTAAATTAGAACAGCAGAAGTAAATTTTTGCTGTTTTTATTTTTTTATGCCGAAAATTTATTTATATATTTGCAGAAGAAAATTTTTAAAAATTAATAAAAACAATTATGAGCAAAGATTTTTATTACAGTTGGACTTGCCCAAAGATAGACGAGAACATAAGGAAGTTTAGAAGTGAATTAACTGACCATATTGATAATTTAGTAAAAGAACTTAATCCTATGTTTTATGATATTTCTCCTAGAAGATACGTGGATGACTGGATAGATTCTGTATTTAACTCCGCGGAGGGTATCTTTGAAAATGTTAGAGAATGCAACTCAGATATGAGAGATGAAGCTAATAGAGTAGTAAAAGAACTTATAGAAGAGCGCGACGAATACAAAAGACTGGCAGAGCTTTGGGAAGACGAATCAAATGAAAAAGACAAGCAAATACAAGACTTACAAGAAGAGATAGAAGAACTAAAAGAACAATTAAACGACAGATAAAATGGAAAAAGTTTTCAAAAATAAAAAGACAGGAGAAATTGCTTACTATAAAGATGGAGTATTAAAAGTAGATAACTGTGCAGTTGAAATTGGACATGAACCTAGTTTAGAGTTTTGGGATTTAGTTGAGGACACATTTAAAATACTAACTGTTTTTGGATTGGCAGACACATCAGGTAATATTTATGAAGTAATAAATGAAAATCAAATAAAACACACAGGAACAAACCTTATTTTTGACACTATTAGCCCTATAACCGAATTTAGAATACACTCTGTTAAACGTTTAAGTGACGGAGAAATTTTTACGGTTGGTGATAAAGCAAAATCAAACGGGGGAAGAAATTCTCACTATATTGAAAGTTTTCAAATAAGTAAAAAAAGTAAGATGGGAGAAAAAGGAGATTGGGTTGGTTACGGAGAAAATCTTATTTGGGTTAGGTGGGCAGACCATGCAGGAGGAAGTTGGTTAAATGATGTGGAAAAGGTAAAAGAAGAAATAATCTTAACAACAAACGATGGAGTTAATTTAAAGTTTGGAGATAAATATTTTGTAGCTTCTCCTGAAAGTTATCAAATTTTTGAAGCTTCGGCTGGCATCACTTTTAAAACTGAAAGATGGAAAGGTCGTGGATTCTCTACTAGAGAATTAGCCGAGGAATGGGTTTTAATGAATAAACCTTTACTTTCTTTGGAGGATTTGTTAAGTGTTTGGGGAGTTGAGCCAAAAAAGGAAGTTTATAATATTTCCCCCTTATTTGTGAGGTTTAAAGAATTGGCGGATAAAAAACTAAAAAACTGATGAAAGTAAACAGAGTAGAAATAATTTCCAAGAAAGAAGGAAGAGAAAAAGTAGTAAGGGCAGAAGATATTGAACTATCTTTTCAAGATGACGGTAGAACTTTAAAAATATTTTATGGTTATTCAGATAATAACGAAGATATAGAATGTACAGGTAATAATGGAAATGGTTATTTTTTAGATAGTTGTGGGCATAACTGTGGTTGTAAAGGGATTAAAATCATAACAAATAAAACTGAAACAAATGTTTAAAAATTTTAAACAAGGTATTAAAAACCTTTGGTATTGGGGGCCAATTATTTGGCAAGATAGAAATTGGGACCATTATTATATTTTTGAAATCGTAAAGCACAAGCTCAAGGCACAGTCCGATTATATAGGATGTAGGAATTTTCATACAACAGCAAAAACAGATGCTAGAAATATGATGATTTGTGTAAATCTAATTCAAAAAATACAAGATGATTTTTATGAGTTAGAGTATTTTGACTACCATAAAGAAAACCATTGGTGGATTCCTTCAGAGGACCTTCCTGGTAACTCTTACTTAGAAACAGAGGAAGTTTGGGAAAAGTTTGATGACTACTTTAAAAAATATCCCTTAGTATATCAAAGAGTGTTAAAAGAAGGGGGTATTTTCAAAAACGACTCTAGGAAACACATAGCAATGAATATTGGTGGAATAAATCAACAACGGGCTGAAGCACTTTTATTTAAGATTATAAAAGAAAATATAAACAGATGGTGGGATTAGCAAAAGAGGTAATATACAAGCATTATAAAAATGGGCAACTTTACAGAGTCCTTCACTCTTGTCAATATCAACACGAAGGAGAGTGGCATCAAGCTGTATGTTATCAGGATATAAACAGTTTGGAGATCTATGTTAGAGAAGAAAATAGTTTCGACATTTGCTTTTCCGCGCAATAAAAACTAACAGAATGAAGATAAATAAGACAATACCAAAAGATAAGTCTAACTTTGTTTACTATGAAGATAGAGGTTTAGACTTAAAATGTACAAAACCATTATTAGTAATTTTAAAAAACGGCTATCCAAGATTTACGGTGGGGGTATACGTACACTCAAGAAAGAGTTGGTTAGATGAAATGAGTTTTAACATAGACTTTGATAATATTGTAGGGTGGATTGATTTAGATGCATTATTATATGATTTCGCGTAATAAAAAATTAAAAACATATGAAAATAGAATTTAACACAAAAGTAATCCCTGAAGAATATGTACAATGTATTATAAAGTATAAATATAGGGGGAAAGGCGGAATTACCTTTTGAAATAGGTTCTGCTTATTACCATAATAATGAATGGTGGGTTAATTTTTACAATCCTTATACTTTTACTAAGGATTATGAAGTTTTAGGTTGGAGTTATTATAATTTCGCGCAATAAAATTTAAAAACAGATGGAAATAAACAACGACAAAGCAATAAAAGAAATATACCAATACATAATATCTCACTATAAAACTATTTTAAAATTATGAAAAATAATAATGAACAGTTTGTAGGATTAAAAGTAAATAAATGGACAGTGTTAAAAGTTCAAGATTATAAAAAACACAGAGAGCCTGTATTTTTATGTCAATGTGTTTGTGGAATCACAAAAGATGTACTAAAAAGAAATTTACTAACTAATAAATCGAGAAGTTGTCGTTCATGCGGAGTAAAAAAGGACAGTAAAAAACAAGAGCATAGGTTGTACTCTACTTGGAATTCTATGAGAAGTAGATGTAATAATCCAAATACAGAAAACTATAGTTGGTACGGAGGTAGAGGGATATCTGTTTGTGAAAGATGGGATTCTTTCAATAATTTTGTAGAAGATATGTATCCACTATTTGAAGAGGGTTTAACTTTAGATAGAGTAAACAATGATGGAAACTATGAACCTGATAATTGCAGGTGGGTTAATAAAAAAGAGCAGAGTAAAAACACAAGGAAAGCCCTATGTTTGCTTTTTGAAGGATGTTACTACACTCAATCAGAACTATCATTAAAAACAGGAATTCCTGCTAGTACCATACAACGAAGAAGAAATAAAGGATGGACTGTTGAAGAAATGATTTATGGTAAAAATTTACAAGGAAACCCAATT